TCAGGTCGTGGCGGGCGGGCGGCGCCCAGACATCGTTCAGGTCGATCATGGCAGGGCTCACGCCAGCAGGACGAGGCCGCGCTCCGCGCGTGTAATGGCGGTGTAGAGCCAGCGGCGGCGGTCGAGCTCGGTGCGGCCCAGCCCGTCGTCCCAGACGATCACGTTCTCCCATTGCGAGCCCTGCGCCTTGTGCGCCGTGATGGCCCAGCCGAAGGTCGCTTCGGTCAGACGCCTCTTGTCTTTCCAGTCGCGGTCATGGCGGGTTCGGTCGAAGGCGACATGGTCCTCGAAATGCCCCTTGTAGAGGCGCAGGCGACCCGGGCGGCCGTCGCGATCGACCGGCCCGACGCGCTGCCCGTCCTCGTCCGTCACGACGGCCGAGAAGTATAGGCTGCCCTCGTCAACAATATCCTCCAGCGTCACGAACATCCCGTTGATGAGCCCGAGGTCGTTCTGGTTCTTCAGGCAGACGATCTTCTCGGCCGCGCCGGTGGGCAGCCATGTGTTCCCGAGCCCCGCTGCAGCGCGCATCGCGTTGTTGATCTGCAGCCGCGTCGCGTTCATTCCGCAGATGAGTTGGCCGCCGTGGAGGGCCTGTTCGGGCGTGACGTCGCCCTTTCGCATCTTTGCCACATGGGCGTCATAGCCGCCAAACCCGATGGGCTCGCCGGTCCGCGCCATGGTGGCGAGGCGGATGATGGCGCTCTCGGCCGCCTGGCGGTGGATCTCGGTCAGCATCACATCCGGCTCGTCGCGGGTAAAAGCGCCGTCGCCCTTGATGGGGGGCAGCTGGCCGGGATCGCCGAGCACGAGGATGGGCTTGCCGAAGCTCATCAGATCGCGCGCCATGTCCTCGCCCACCATCGAGACCTCGTCGAGCACGATCAGCCTTGCATCGGCCGCGTCGCTCTGCGGGTTCAGCGCAAACCGCGGGTGCTTCATTGCGGAAAGCGCCTGGCGCATCGCCTCGACCGCGGCCTCGGCCGTGGTGCGGTCGAACCCGCTCATGTGCCGCGCGGCGTCCTCGGCCTCGCGGAGGCGCTTGCCCGCCGCCTCGACCTCTTCCTCGGTCGCCTCGCTCACCGAATAGATCAGGCTGTGGATGGTGCGCGCGGGCGTGCCCTTGCGCGTCAGCACGAGCGCCGCCTTGCCGGTGAAAGTGGCGGTGACCACGCCCGGCACGCAGGGGCCGTCCTTCGCGCTGCGATGGGGGGAGAGGCCAAGCTCGTCGAGTGCGAACTTCAGCACCGTGCTTTTCCCACTCCCGGCATACCCAAACAGCCGGAATACCTGTTGCGCGTCGGTCCGGGTCTCGAACCAGTCCCTGATCTCGCGAATGGCCGCAGCCTGCGGGGGCGATGGTGTGAAGCTGCTCATGCCGATTGTCCTTTCACGATGTAATCCTTGATCACGCCGCCGCGCGCGGGATCGCCGACCTCGCATTGACGCACGAAGACCCGGCGGCCGTCGGCAAGCTGCCGCCAATGGCCACGCCGGACATGCCAGCGCGGAGCGGCATGCGTGCCGCCCTGCGGTGCGCTCGTGGCGCGCAGCCGCTCCGGATCGATCATGATCTGATGCCATGTCCACCCGCGCACGCCCGCTTTGGCGTATTTGCGGCGCTGCGCGGGGCTGATGGTGCGGGGCTTGATCTCGGCCACCTGGGACAGGATGGTCAGAGCGCGCCAGACGATGCCCGTGGCTACTTCGCCATAGATGTTGATCTCTTCCTCACCCAGCTTCGGGTTCGGATAGCCTTCTGCCAGCCCGGGCTCGGTGAACACGGCATGGATCAGGCAGTCCGTCCATCTCCGTCTCGGTCTGTCCTTGAAGACGAAGCCCGCTTCGACTCTATCGTCGAACTGGCGCGCATAGACGAGCAAGGCGGAACGCCGCGGGTCGCGATCCTTGACCTCGAACACGACGCCAGGATGCGGCAGCCTCAACGGCCCTCCCGTGATCCGGGGGCGCAGCGCCGCTATCTCATCGCTGTCGAAGCTTTCCTGATCGGCAAAGTAATAGACCGGCGCGGACTCGATGCCCTCGAAGAGAAATCCGAAGATCGACTTCTTCCGGAACTGGGGTGCCAGTCGCTTGAATTCGTATGCCTGTGGAATCATTGCCGAGCCCTCCAGCAGCGCTGCGCCCATGCACAGGGGGGATGCCAGTGACCGGCCGCCATGCCGCCCTTGCAGACGACCGAGGTCGGTTCCGCGACCGCGCGCGGCAGCATTTCCTGCGCCTCGGACGCCCGCACGACCTCGACGGCGCGGTCGCTCATCCGCTGGGCCAGCGCCGCGTCGAAAGGCATCAGTTCGGCGTAGAGTCCCTGCGTGTCGCGATTGAGCGCGGTGAACAGCGCCGGGTGCGGCAAGTCCATGTAGGCCTGATAGAGCGCGATCTGAGCGGCATAGACCGGCTTGGCGATCGTCACCCCGCGCTTGACCGTGTCCTTCCAGCTCGAGGCCCCGAGCGCCTTGGTCTCCCAGAGCGCGGGATACGCCATTGCGACAGGCCCGCCGACCAGACAGCCGTCGATATGCCCCTTGAACCGGCCATCGAGGGCGGTGAACCCGAATTGCCGTTCATCGGGGCGTTCGGTGCGCAGATCGAACCCGGCAAGGCGCAGCCAGCTGGCGACCATGTCCTCGCCGCGATGACCGGCCTCGAAGATGCGCAGGGTCTTCGGGGCGAAGTCCTGCCCCTCATCCTTGGGCACCGCCAGGAAGTCATACTGGATCTGGCGCAGGCAGGCGCGGCCCAGCCCCGAGGAACTGACATAGCTGCGCGGGCGCTCGTCCTGCTGACGCGCGGCGAGGCCGGCATCGATTACGGCGCCCAGGGCGGAGTTGATGTCGGGCAGAGCGCGGGTCTGCACATACTGCGCACCCGACCCGTGATTCAGATCGATCATGGGGAATACCTCAGAACGGGATTGGGTCGTCTGGCAGGCGGGCGTCTCGTTCGGTCCTCGCGGCCTGCGTCTGCATGCTGTCGATGTATCCGGTGACCGCCGCCTCGATGAGCTGGTCGATCTCCGCGGCGGTGCGGTCGAAAAAGGGCGCCATGAGACCCAGTTCGGTCAGCGCCTCGGCAAAATCCTTGCGGGCATCGTGGATGGCGCGCGCCTCGCGGGCGGTCTTGTCAATCATGCCATGGTTCCTTTGGGCGAGGTCTGCACCGATGTCCTGGCACCGGCGCGAACAGAATTGGTAGGACGGGAAGTGCGCCCGTTGCAGGCGCAGACAGAACCCGAAGCCGCGCGCCTCTCGCGTGCAGATGGCGCAGACGCGGGCGTCGCCGCTCACCCCATGAGAAGCGTTTCGAGATCCGCGTCCTGCCCCGGCGCTTCCCTGGTCTTGTGCGAGGCCAGAACGACGAAGCGGCTTATGGCCACCGAGGCCATGGCGTCGAGATCGGACAGCGCGAGACTTGCGATGGGCCGATCCAGTCTTCCGCGGGCCTCGAGCCATGTGCCTATCTCCCGTGCTGCCGCGCGCGTCACATGCGCCTGCCATTCATCCGGCGTCATCGGCTCAACTGTTCAGCCAGGCCGGGGCCCCACCGGGTGCAGCGGGTGCTGCGGGAGCTGTGCTGCCTTGCGGCTGTGCGGCCGGCGCCTGAGGCGTATTGGACCAGCCTCCCTGCGCCGGGGCCTGCGCGTTCCAGGCCGGCGGTGTCTGCGCGGGCGCCTTGCGCGGTGCCGCATTGACCGGATCCGGCGTGACCTGCTCGCCGCGCATGATGGCGGCATAGGCGGGCTCACCCGGCAGCACGACATTGGCCAGCTTGTTGCTGTCGCGGTAGTTCGGGTTGTCCGAGCTCTCCACCATGATGCGTGCGGCGAAGGTGATCCCGTCGAGCTGCTTGAGCCCGCCGATCACCCGCTTGTCCTTTGCCGCCTGGCTGACATCCTTCGGGTCGAGCCCAAGCGCGCTGTCGACCATTGCCCGAAAGGAACTCTTGGAGATGTTCCAGCCCTTGGACTGGCCTTTCTCGTCGAGCTTGCCGCCCGCCACGGTGAAGTTCTGCCAGAACTTGCGCCGCGCGAACGGCCCCTCGGTCACGGTAAACTCGCAATCGAGCATTTTGGCATCGCTGTGCGCCGAGCTCTTCAGCAGCCCCGCATCCATCTCGGTCGCACCGTTCGTGCCACCGGGACGCAGCTTCATCGTCACCTTGGCGAAGGTGCCATCGGGGATCAGCTCCCCCATCGGGGCCATTTGCGGGGCGGCGTCGTTCAGATCGTAGCTCATGGGTTGGGTCCTTTTCTGGGATCAGTCGGGGTGAGAGAGGGAAGCGGGGGCCGCGCGGCCGTCGATCTTGGCCAGCAGCGCGGCGAGATCGGGCGGCTCCGTCGTGTCGAGCCGGCCCGAGCGGTCTTTCGCGGGCAGCCCCCACGGATTGCCGGATGTGCAGACGAGACGCCGCTCGGCGGATTTTTCATCGAGGGTCCATGCACCTTCGGCGTCCTTGCCGAAAAGCTGCATCGAGATGACCTGGTCGACGATGCCCGGCAGTTCGCGGCCTGCTTTCGTGCCTTCCATCTGCGGCAGCCAGGTCGATGTTCCGAACTCGTCGGTTACCTTTTCCAGCACACCCACGAAGATCACGGTCTTGCCGCGGGCATGCTGAAGGTGCTTCAGCGCCTGGATGACCTCGCGCCCGAGAAGCCCGTAGGCACCGCGTACATCCGGCTTGCCCGTCCGGTCCGAGAACGCCTCCGGCTGCTGCTTGGCATAGGCCATCGCCTGGCGTGTCAGATCGCTGATCGAATCCACGAAGATGATCGAGCGGTCCTTGAGGAACGCTTCGAGCCCGCTTTCGGCGTAATGCGCCTGCACATGGGCGTGATAGCGCGGTCCGTAATAGCTGTCGGGGTGCTGCGCCGGGTCCGGGCCGCCGATCAGGATCACCAGATCGCGGAAATCCTCGAAACTGCGGATCGGAATACTGGGGCCGCGCCAGTGCTGGACGGATTTCATGCCGGCCTCGAGATCGAAGCACACGGCCTTTTCCTCGGGCATCGACGTGATCAGCGTGGTCTTGCCCACGCCGGGCGGTCCGAAGATCGCCAGCGATGTCTTGTTCTCGGATGCCGACAATCTCTCGTCGGCGGTGATGATGCGCACTGTCATCATGCTCTCCTTATGGTGGCTCGAAGGGGTCAACAGCGGCGGGGGGTGACCGGGCGCCGAAGGGGAGCCTGCCCAGCCTTGCGGTCAGGGCATCCCCGCCGCTGCATTCAGGGCGTGCCGGCGGACTCGAGCCTGAAGCTGGGCGAGCCGCTGCCGACCGTCCGCGCGGGCTCGAAGCCCTGCCGGATGGCGTCGGGCCAGGCGGCGTATTTGCGCTCCGGCACCTTGAAGGCGATGTCGACATACTGGGCGGGATCGTTGCCGGCGGCGCGGATGCGCTCGACCATTGCGGCCAGCTGGGCCTGGTCCCAGTCGACACGCTTGGGCAGATCCGCGACCACGGTGAAATCGCCGTCGTGGAACCGGACAGTGCCAGTGTCCTTGGCCGCGGCCCGCCGTTCCTCGATCGCGCGGTCGGCGTAGCGGACGCTCAATGCGCCATCGAGGCGGGCCTTGGCGGCCTTGTCGCGCCTGAGGCGTGCGTCGATCTCGTGCTGCAGTACCGCCAGCATTTCGACCGGCAGGTCGGCGATCTCTTTTGGGT